TTACAACCAATTTTCCATCATACCATTTACCAATTTTAATATTATCATTATCAGTTGAAGCTTTTAATAAATATTCATTATAATCACTTAAATCTTTACTATGTTCTTTACTATTTTCTTTACTATGTTCTTTACTATTTGAATTATTTTTATTATTTTTTTTTGTTTTAAAAGTATTGTATTTTATAGGACACCACTTATATTTTTTATAATTATCTTGATATTCATTACACTTATATTTTAACTTATATTCTTCATTAGGTTTATTATCTTTATTATTTTTATAATCTTCATTTTTATCTATAAATGGAAACTCACATTGACCTTCTTTAAATTCTTTATTATGAGAATCACCTTTAGCATCAATTTCAATCACTTTTAAATCAGATTTTGTTTTATTTATATTTTCAGGACAATAACTCCAATTATCTGCTTTTGTTCTGGTATAATCTAATTTAGTAGGACACATATACCCGTGTTGTTTAGAAGAACATTTATAAATATATTTACCTGTTTTTTTATCTATATAAGGAAATTTACATTCATCAATAGATATATTTTTATCATATATACCATCTTTATTAAATGGTGTTGTAAATATATGTTCGTCAGTAAACACATTTCTTATACTCAAATCTACTAAATCTGTTAAAACAGTATTCATTTTTGTTTTAAATTGTTTCATATTTGTTTCGTATAAAGCATCTATATCATTATTATTTACTATATATTCATCATTTTTTAAAAAATTAGTTAATTCAATATTTTGTTTATATTTAGAATAAACACCTTCATTTATATTTTTAATTAAGTCTGATGTAGAAGATATTACTATTTCCTCTGTATTGTGAAAAATTTTATTACGTATATTAAACTCTGGTATAAATGACCCTTGAATTATATCATTTGCTTCTATTTTTTTATTAATTAAATCATTTGCTATTAAATAACTAAAATAATCTAATTGTTCTTTATTCATATCTATATAATATTCTTTTGTTTTTTCATTATATTTACAATATTTAGATTCTTTTTTAGTTCTGGAACATACTTTTAATTTTATATAATCTGTAATTTTATTTTTATGTAAGTTAGCTTTATCATTATCTTTATTATTTTTACTTAACTTATTATTTTTACTTAACTTGTTTTTTTTGGTTAATTTTTTAGTATTTATCTTATCTTGCTTTTTATTATAATTATAATTATAAATACGAATCTTCATAATATGTATTATTAAATCAACTATATTATCTATTATAGTATTAAAATTAACTTTATTTTCAGAATATTTATCAATAGTTTTAATTAATTGTTGTTTTAATTGTTTATTTTGATTATCTTGTAAAATACGGCTAAATTCATATTTAAAATAATTATATATAAAATCTTTATAAATATTATTTCTTAAGTTTAATATTTCTATTTTAGGGTTAATTTGTAAATGAAAATCAAAATAGGCAGGTTTAAATATTGATGATTCTATACGAGGATCATTTTTACCAGTTAATAGTTTATTATCTATCATATTAGCAATAATTTTTAATTTATTATTATATGTATATGGTTCTGGAATAATAGGAACAATTAAATTATTTTCAAATTGAATACTTGTAATTAAACCTTGAACTTCATCATAAAATAATTTAGATATTTTATAACCATTTTGTAACAATTTTTTTTCAAACTCTTTATTTTTAATTCCAATATATTTATCTAATGGTATCATATCATCATTAGATAATAATTTAAATTTATTATTTATTTGTTTTACAATAATAGATATTGGATTTATAGGTAGTAAATAAGTATTATCAAGTTTAATAAATTCTATTTGGGTTGTTGTAAATGCTATTTGATTTATAATATTTATATTTAATTCTTCTAAAGCAGTTATTATGGTTTCTGTATTAGTAATAGTTTCATATTTACAAATTGTTGAATGCATAATAATTAAATTAAGAATTGCTTCATCACGTTTTGTTGTTAAAGTTAATAATTGTGTATTTATTTTATGTTTTTCAAAATAATTATATGAAATTGTATTTAAATTAACATCTTTAATATTATAACTACCTATGATTGAACTTTTTTTATTAGTATAACCATAATTAATATTAAAAATAGGTATAAAATAATTTATTTTTTCTTGTATCATTATCATATATTTTGTTCTCATTTTGTTATTATATGGATTACATAATAATGTTTCACCCAATTTATCGAATATTAAAATATTACAACCTTCTGGATTTAACCATGATATAGGTTTACAAAATAAGTCAATAAAATGTGTATAATTTTTAGTTTCTTTGTCATCATTAATATGCTGAATAAAATTATAAAATGATGTATAGATTTTGTATAACATTAATAATTTTTTTAAATTATCAATATCTTCAAAAAACTCTTTTAATTCTTTATTTTTTGTAATTATACTGTCTTTTGAGTTTTTAGTATTATTTAGATAATTTAAATGAATTAAATGATTTAAATTATCTAATTTATTATTTAAATCAGTATTATTTATTAAATTTTCATTAATAATTTGAATATCTTTATATTTTAACCTTTCTATTATAGAATAATCAATATCCATTAATTCAAATAATAAAGTATAATTTGTAATAAATATATTAAAATTATTATAATCTGTAATTGTATTTGGTAAAATATTACTTGACGAATAAATATCTATTAATTCTCCGTTATTTAATGTTATAAATACATCTGGCGTTATTTTTTTTGTTAATAAATTTTTTAATTGTTCTAAACTATATTCCATAATAACAGACATAGTTTCTAAAATATTATCTTTATAATTTTTTTCTATACCTCTTCTTAAAAATAAATTACTATTATTTTTAATAGCACTTCCAGAACTTGTTATAAATAAATTTTGATTATTATTTAAAAGTGTATCAATTGATTTCGGTAATAATCCAAAACGACATTTATCTAAATCAGTAATTTCATTTGATATATATTGTATATTATCAATATTATTAGGACAAATCTTATTTGTTGAATCAATTACAGTATTTGTTAATAAATTAACATTAGAATCACTATCAACCTTACACTCTTTTGAAGCTACGGATGGTTTAAAAAATTGCTGTATTGTTGTTTTATTTTTATCAAAATCATCAGGTTCTTTTTTACCACAACAAGGAACACATAATTTATTAGGGTGATTTGATGGTTTCATTAACATAGGATAAGCATCTTTTTCTGTTTTTTTTAAAATTTCAGGCCAGTCTTTATGTTTTGTTTCATCTTCCCAATATACTGATGATATAGGTTTCCTAATAAGAACTGTGTGTTTATCATCAATCTTTGAGTTTTTAATATCAACTGCTTCTCCTTTTGTATATGGACTTTTTAACTTATTTTTTATAAATTGTTTTACTGAAATAGGTTTTCTTGCTACAACATCCCAAAGACGGGGACATATATAATAATTTTTATTATATTTTATATATCCTGTTAATGCTTCTGGATCAAACTCTTCTAATTCTTTTTTTGTAACTATAAAAGGTTGTCTCATATTTGTATTTTGACAATCCCTTTCATATGGATATTCTTTCTTTTGTGATTTTGGATAATATAAATCATAATCAAACTCTTTTCTCATATTAGTCATATATTTTGAAATTTTTAAAACTTTATTTTTTTTTTGTATTTTATGTAATTGTATTTCATCATCTTCATCATCAATTTTATCTTGTTTATTTATTTTATTATTTTTTTTATTTTCATCTTTACCTTTATTATTTTTTATTTGCAATTCTAAATCATCATAATCTAATAAATCCGTTGGGTCATTACCATCTAAATCATAATCTACACCCTCTAAATCATAATCTAAATCTAATCCATCTAAATCTAATCCATCTAAATCATAATTTATATCTAAATCATCTTTATTATTAATAATATTTTCTTTTTTTATAGATTTTAATTTTATTTTTTTGCTATCTTTACTATCTTTACTATCTTTGATATCTTTACTATCTTTGCTATCTTTACTATCTTTGCTATTAAACTGTTTTATTTCATACTGTATGTTTGAAAATAATTGTTTAAAATAAAATAATATTAATTTTACAGAACTATATTTATCAATATTTTCAAATATAAATTCAATATTACCATCATTATCAAATTTCAATTTAATTTCAATAAAATTAAATAATGTACTATCTTTATCTAAATTAATATTATATTGTTCTCGATTAGTGTATAATTTATTAATTTTTTTACTATCAATAAAAAATAAATGTTGGCAAGCTATTAATAATTTGTCAATTTCTTTTTCATTTAATTTCTTTTTTTGTAATTGATAATTTAAAAATTTTATAATACTTAAATCATTATAAAAATTATTAATTTGTGTATAATAAATGGTAATTATATTATCTAATACATATGGTGTTTTTCTAAACTGATGAAATTCTATTAAATTTTTTCTAATACGTTCATTAAATAATTTACTATTTAATTTATTATTATACATTTTATTTTCATCGTTTGTTTGTAATTTTAATACATCAACTTTACAATTTATAATTATATTTCCTTTTAATATATTTGAATAACTTATCATTTTACTATTTTCATTTAATAAAATTGATATATTTGGTAAAATTAAATGTTTAATTGTAGCAAGTTTTTTAATGGATTTTATAGTTGTTTTTATATATTCAAAATATTCATTTAATTTATTATTAATATTCATTTTTTTTTCATTAGTATCAAAATGAGTAATTATATATCCATTTTCATAAAAATTAATAGTTATAGTTAAATTATTTTTATTTTTTTTATCTTCAGAAGTATTTTCAATATACCAAATAAATTGTATATAATCTAACTTATTTAAATAATTTAAATTATTAATATATGTATCTTTATTTTTAGGATTTATTAATTTTCTAAATTCATCAAAATTTATTTTTTTTAAAATATTTTTATATATTTTAACATTTGTTTCACTATTATTTGTAAAATATTTAATAATTGGAAGATAATTAGATGTTGATAAACCATTGAATAATTGTGCAAGATTATATTTTATATTTAATTTATCACTTAATGTATCAAAAATAATATCTTGATAAAAACAATCATTAATTTTCATAATAGTATCATCATATATTGAATTTTTATAAGTATTTAATTTAAATTTATTATATATTAATTTATATTCTTTATTGCTTAATTTAATATTATTTTCTAATTCTTTTGGAAAATAATATTCTATATAACTATTACCATTTTCAACCTCTTCACATATTGTTTTAAAATCATTTTTCAATATTATAAAATAATCATTATTTTTAGTTTTATTATTATTATTATTTAAATTTTTATATAAAAAATAATTATTATCAATATTAATTTTATCATTTATAATTTGATTTTTAGTAATAATATTTTTAATATAACTTTTTTTTTCTTTATATTTTTCTATTAAATAATCTATATTTTGATAACCATAAGAATTATTTTCATATTTTTTATTATCAAAATAATTATATTGTGTTGTCAAAATAAATGGAATACTTAATAAAAAATGTTGTAATTCATCATTTTTTATACATTCAGAATATTTAAATGATTCTATTTGAGTAAATTTAGGAACATACTTATTATATTTATCCGGTAATAATTGTTTTAATCTTTCTTCTATTTCATCTTTATTCATAAAAGTTATTTTATAAAGAATATTAAAAAATGTTTCATTATATAATATAGTATCTTCGTTATCATATTGTATATTTTCAGTTCTAAATATATAATTTAATTGATTTATAAAATATTTAAAACTTATGGTTTTATTATATTTATAGATTAACATATTTACAGGTAAATATAAATTTTCCGGTTGATTAAATTTAGGTATTACATATTCTTTTATTGTTTCATATATGATAATTCTTATATGCTCTATTGGTAAATTTTCTTCAATAGATTTATAAATAAAAAAAATAGTATAATCTTTTATATTACCAAATTTAGTTATATAATTTGGTATAATTGTTTCTATATATTTATTTTCAGATGATTTTAAAATAGATTTTATATATTTTCTATCTTCTTTTATATTAGATTCATCTTTTTCATCTTTTTCATCTTTTTCATCTTTTTCATCTTTTTCATCTTTATATTTTTTATTTTCTAATTTTTTTAATATATCTTTTGTTTTATCTGTTTGGTCGCCTATAAATATTAATTTTGTATCTTTTATTTCTTTATCTATTGATTTAATAATAAATTTTAAAATAGGAATTCTAACAATAGATTTACATATTTTTGAATCCATTATTACTATATTAATTTTATTTTGTAATATAGATATATACTATATTTACTATATACTATATTTATTATATACTATATTTACTATATACTATACTTATTTAATTTATACATATATAATTTTATAAATTAAAAATATTAATAAATAATTAATATTATTTTATTTATTTTATTATAAAAATCATATTTTAATATTTTAATATTTGTATAAAATAGTTAAACAAATATAAAATTATAAACTAAAAAATGATAGAATTGGTAAATACAATTATAATAATAACATTAATAATAATAATTTATAAATATTTTGAAAGTCAAAGTTATGATATAGTAATGGTAAAATCAAATTTAAATGGAAAATCATATTTAGTTCGTAATGTAGAAAATAAACAAGAAGCTGCTGATTTATTAGCAACAATAGCTATTAAATTAGAAAAATTAGTAAATATTATAAATGATTCTGGATATGAAACTATTTATACTAAATATATGAAACCAACTATTGATAAAGAAAATCAAAGTAATGATAAAAAAAGTAATGACAATAAAGATATTATTGAAGGACAAGATGGAGGTAATAGTGATTCTATAACTTTAGAAACTGATATTAAACAAAAATTAAAAGATGATATTAGGAGATTATATAAAAACTTTAATCCAGAAGCATTTTCAGAAACAACCCCAGATGCTAAATATACAAGTTATTCAGTTAATAAAGGTGAAAAAATAGTTTTTTGTCTTAGAGATAAAAAAGCAGGAGAAACATTAGTTAAAGAAAATATTATGACCTTTGTTAGTATTCACGAACTTGCACATTTAATGACTAAAAGTATTGGTCATGAACCTGAATTTTGGGCGAACTTTAAATTATTATTGAAAATTTCAATTGATAATGGAATCTATAAAAATATTGATTTTAATAGCACTCCAAAACCTTATTGTGGTATTAATATTACCGATACACCATTAAAAAAAGATGAATTATAAAATGAACTATAAAAAAATTAAAATTTATCTTTTTTTTATTTTAATTTATCATTTTAAATTTTAAATTTTAACTTTTATTTTAATAAATCATCATTGATAACATAACATACAATCGCGTCTTCATCAATTAAAATACGATAATCTCTACCTACAATAGAACTATTAAATTCTTTTGCTATATCTAACCATTCATCTTTTGGTTTAATAGTATAATCAAAAGTAAATCTAACTTCTTTTTTTTTTATAATATTTACATATTTAATTAATCCATATAAAATATCACGTAATTTATCATCGGTTTTTATTTGTTTTGTTAAATACATCAACTCATCATAATTATTAAATATAATAAAATTATCATACTCATTATCATCATCATTATCATCATTATAATCATCATCATACTCATTATCATACTCATGAGGGTCATATTTATAAAAGTCTTTATCATCCATATAATCGTCTCTACAAGAATCACTCATTTTATAATAAATTATTACTAACAATTACACAAACAATTACACAAACAATTACACAACAATTACACAAAAAATACACAATAAAACGACTACTATATTTTTATTATTATTTATAATTATAAATAAAAAATCAATTTTTTTATAATATATATATATATATTATAATTATTAATTATAAAAAATGGATCCAGATAAATTAAATACAATTGTTGAAAATTTAGCATTATCTGGATTTATTAATGATACTAAAAAATCTATTAAATTATTTAATAAACTTAAATCTGCTGAAAAGATACTTAAAAATAATTATAAATTAGATACACACGCAAATATAGATATTATGAATAAAATATCAACTATTATTTCTTTACATAATTTACCTTTATCAAATGAACATAGTGAAATGTTAGGAGAACTAAAATATGCCAAAAATTATGGTGTAAATATAATTAATAATTTTAATATATATGAAAATGGTATTGAAATTATTATGATAAATGGTAAATATTTAATTATAGAACGAAAATGGGATTGTATTATTCCAGAAGTAATTATTGATTATTATAAAAATATAACTATTACGTGGGTTAGTAATAGTGATAATACTGTTAAAACAATTAATAATGATTTTGAAGAAAATAAAAAGAAAAAGAAAAACAAATATAGAAGAGATACCGCACAAATTGCTGAATTACATATGACATTATATGGTATTATTACAGATTTATTCTGGATAGATGATAAAAATACAAACCATAGAGAAAATTATTTACCTTCACATATATCATTTTCCAGAGATGCTAATCATTCTTTATGTAAATGGTTTTTAAAGTATAATATCAATAAAAATACAAATTTTATCATTAAATGTTGTAATGATTAAACTAATTTTGGTTAAGTTTTTTTAAAAAACTTATTTTCTAAAACCTTATTTATAAAAATTGATTTTATTTAAATTAGTTTAAAAGTTATATATTAAAGAATATTATTTACTATTTTGAAGTATAATAATTATTCTTAAAAATGTCTGATATTAATCCTAAAATAATCACTAAATTTAGTTGGTCTAATAGTTATTCTCATCATAGTAGTTTTAATCAACCTTTATTCTTAATTGGTTCATTTTTAAAAGAACAAACTTTAAAAGAATTTAATAATGATTATGCTGATACAGATAAAGAAATTTATTTTAACAAATTAAAATATGATTTAAAAGATGAAAATATTGAATTTGAAATGACAACTTATAGTAAAAATAGTGATACTATTGATACTAATAATACTATTGATACTATTCGTGATGAAAATGATTTTGAAAATAGTAAAATTATAAAAAGTAATAAACTATATAAAAATGATATTAGTAAAAATTATTTATTAGACCATCTCAACTTAGATAAAGAAATTGAATTTTATTATGATGGAGCTAAATTTAGTTTAAAAGTTGATAAAGTTTTAGATAAAAATGCGGTTATTATTGAACGAGAAACAGCATATTTATTTAGCACTTATACTATTACTTGTGATAAAAAAGATTTTGCAAAATTTGACAGTTTTATAACTACTAGTATTAAATTTTACTCACACTTTTACGATGATGATATAAAACAAGAAGCAAATAAAATTAAATTATTTATGAGTACTGATGAAGGCTATTTTCAAACTTTAGGTATGAGAGAAAAACGCGATATTGATACAATATATTTACCTTCTAAACAGAAAAAGATAATTATTGATGATTTAAATTATTTCTTAGATGCCAAAACTGTTAAAAAATATAAACAATTAGGCATTACGCATAAACGCACTTATTTATTTGAAGGTGTTCCTGGTTCTGGTAAAAGCAGTTTTATTATGGGATTAGCA